GCTAGAAAAGTATATAGAAAAGAGGACATTTTGGCAATGGAGGACAAAGTAGTTAATGCAGGATGGGGACCAAATGGAACTGATAACTACAGCATTTGGCTATATAAAGGTGGTGGATCATGTAGAAATTTTTGGATGAGAAAAGTTTATTTCAGAAAGAGAAATGATCAAGGGAAATTTCTTCCAAATGAAGGATTACAAAATGACAGACCTACTTCAGTAAATGAAGCTAGAAAAGAAGGGGTGGATCTACCTACTAATGATATAAAAGTAGCTAAGAGACCTAGAGACATGAAAAATAGAGGATTTTTAAAACCTAAAAAATTCACAACACCTAGATAAAATGGCAGCAACAGTATTATTTATAAATAGAAATGATTTAGTACAAAACACTATAATAGATGGTAATGTACAAGCAGATAAGCTAATGCATTTTGTATCTATAGCACAAGAGATACATATACAACATTATTTAGGTACTGATTTGTATAACAAAATAGCCTCTCTGATTAATTTAGATACTATTAATGGTACAATTTATGAGACATTATTAAAAGATTATGTGCAGCCTATGCTTATTCATTATGCTATGGTTGATTATTTACCATTTGCTGCATATCAAATTAAGAATGGTGGAATATTTAAACATGTTTCTGAAAATGCAGAGACAGTTAGTAAGAATGAAGTGGATTATTTAGTTGAAAAAGAAAGAACAATGGCTGAATATTACACTAGAAGGTTTATATCATACATGGATTTTAATCAAACATCATATCCTGAATATACATCTAACACAAATGATGATATATATCCTGATAGAGATGAGCCAACTTTTCAAGGTTGGGTACTATAATTAGATAACAATGAAAATATATAAACCTAAGCAAAAAAACATTATAAAGTTAATGACATATATAAATACAAAATTAAAATTAAGAAAAAATGGCAAGTAGTTTAACAGGAATATCAATAGCATCCAGTTATGATTCATTAATAAAGGTTGGTGATAATGATGGATTGACAGCTCAATTACAAGTCCTATCTGATGGATTGGGAACTGAAAGTGGGATCAGTATGAACAATACTGGAGATTTAACAGCAACAGGTACTGTAACAGCAAACAGTTTTGTTGGAGCTTTAAGTGGTAATATAACTGGAAACACAACAGTTTCAGGAACACTTACCTTTGGATCTTTATCAGATGGAGTCATAACAATAGCAGACTTTAAAGATGAAGATGATATGTCATCAGATAGTGCAACAGCTCTAGCAACTCAGCAATCAATTAAAGCATATGTTGATTCTCAGCTAGGTGTCCAGGATTTAGACTTTCAAGGAGATGCAGGTGGGCAACAAGCTATTGACTTAAATACAGAAGTATTCTCAGTAGTAGGAACAGCAAATGAAATTTCTACAGATTCTACTGGTAATGCTTTAACAATATCATTAAATCCTAATATAAGTGGATTAACAAGTGTAGCAGCAACTACATTTACTGGTGCATTAACTGGTAATGCTACCACAGCTTCAACATTGGCTACAAGTAGAAATATTGCAGGTGTAGCTTTTGATGGAAGTGCAGATATTTCATTAACAACAGACAATATTACTGAGGCAGCTAACCTTTATTACACACAAGCAAGGTTTGACTCAGCATTTACAGCTAAATCTACAACAGATTTATCAGAAGGAACCAATTTATATTACACAGATGCTAGAACAGATGCAAGAGTAAACTTACAAACTGGAGCAAATCTAGATTTATCAAGTAAATCAACATCAGATCTGAGTGAAGGTACAAACCTTTATTTTACAGATGAAAGAACTGATGACAGAGTAGCTAGTTTAGTAGTAGCATCAACTGGATTGTCAAAAGTATATGATGACACAGCAGGGACTTTAACTCTTACTAACACAGCACCTGATCAAACAGTTGTATTAACTGATGGTACTGGTATAACTACAAGTGGAACTTATCCAAATTTTACAATAACAAATTCAGCTCCTGACCAAACTGTATCTATTACTGGTTCTAATGGATTGACTAATGGAGGCACATATCCAAACCTAACAATAGCAGGTGATGATGCAACAACAAGTGCAAAAGGTGTGGCTAGTTTCTCATCTAATCACTTTGATGTAGCAAGTGGAGCTGTTAGCTTACAGGCAGATTCAATAGATGATACATTAATTGACTTTGGTACTGGTGCAAATCAAGTTAGCACTACAAGTTTACCTGAAGGATCTAATCTTTATTTCACAAATGAAAGGGTGGATGACCAGGTTGGAAATAACTTAATAGTTGGTGGAAGTGGAATAAGTGCTGTTTATAATGATGTAGCAGGAACTCTAACAATTAACTCAACACAAAGTGGTATTGGGTTATCTGACTTTTCAGCAGCAACATCAGGAATAGGAAGTTTAGTATATGATAACACTAATGGTGTATTTACTTACACTGGACCTACTAAATCTGAAATTGATGGATTAGGAATAGCTGCAACATCAGCAGATACTCTTTCAACTTCAAGAAATATATCAGGAGTTGCATTTGATGGTTCAGCTAACATAACACTAAACACAGCAGATATAACAGAGAATACCAACTTGTATTATACTGATGCTAGAGTTCAAGCAGTTTCAATAAATGCAGTATCAGAAGATACATCACCTGTATTAGGAGGTAACTTAGCAGGAGGTTCTTACAACATTACAACAACTGGTAAAATTTACTATGCTAACATGTTCTCTACAGTTGGTGATTTACCAAGTGCATCAAGTTATCATGGAATGTTTGCTCATGTACATGCTACTGGAAAAGGATATTTTGCACATGCAGGTAATTGGATTACATTATTAGATGAATCAAGTTCTACTACAGACAATTTAACTGAAGGAAGTACAAATCTTTACTATACAACAGCAAGAGGTAACACAGACTTTGATACTAGATTTGCAACTAAAGACACAGATGACCTAACACAAGGGACTACAAATCTTTATTATGCTACATCATTGTTTAATACAGATTTTGGAACTAAAACAACATCAGACTTAACAGAAGGAACTAACCTTTATTATACTGATGCAAGATTTGACACTAGACTTGCAGCTAAAACAACAGATAATTTAACAGAAGGCTCTACTAATCTTTACAACCAAACACATACTGGAGATGTAACTGGTTCAGTAGCTTTAACTATTGCAAATGATGCAGTTACTACAGCTAAAATATTAGATGCTAATGTTACAACAGCAAAACTTGCAGATGATTCTGTGACTGCTGCTAAAGTAGCAAGTGATTTAAGAGCAGTACAATATATTGGTCTTGATTCTACAGATTACATGGAGTTTACTGATAACACTCAGATAGATCTTTACATTAATGGTTCTAATGAGTTTAGATTTGAAGCTGATGGTGACTTCCATGCAGATGGAGATGTAATTGCATACTCAACTACTACACCTTCTGATGAAAGATTAAAAGAAAATGTTAAGGTAATTGAAAATCCATTAGAAAAGCTAGACCAGTTAAGAGGTGTAACATTTGACTGGATAGATAGAGAAGATAAAAGATCAGGTGGTATTATAGCACAAGAACTAGAAAAGGTAATGCCTGAGCTTGTAAGAGAGGTTGATAGCCTTAAAAATGAGGATAGCTTTAAAGCAGTAGATTATAATGGTCTTATTGGACTGTTAATTGAAGCTGTTAAAGAATTAAGTGATAAATGTAATAATTGTAATAAATAAAGAAATGGCAATAAAAGGAGATTTTATATTTAAAAAATATATTGAAACAGGAACAGAAGAAGTTACAACTATAGTTCCTGAGGATATACCTGAAACAGATCCTAGATATGATGATAGAGGTAAGGAGATTACTTTTGAAAAACCAACTGGAGAAGTAGTAGATGATCCTGATGAAACTTATATTAATCATGTATTAGCAATTAATAGTTGTGGTTTACATGCTGAAAGACCACAAGTTGATAATAAAATATGGAATGTTGCTATAATTTATGCAATATATGAAAATGAAGAAGATAGGTTACATGGGAGAAACATTGTGAAATATGGTGATTTATCTAGATGGGATGGTATTGATTTTAATG